TCACTATAATTATAATCAGTCTCTCTTTGTTCTGTAGAGATTTCCATTTCACCACATCTTACACCATACTCGTTAAGATATTCGTTTCTAGGATACGCAGGTTCTATAAATAAAGTTAATATGGTAAAAACTAAAATAAGTAATCCTGTAAAGTAATAATTCATCCTGGCTATCTCCATAGTTCATTACCTATTTAAATCCTTAATATCATAATCGTGTTCTCTAACCTGATCTGCCAATTGTCTATATAAATTTTCTGCCATTTGCCATGTAGATTCAGCAGAAGTTAATCTTGTATTTTGATCTACAATTTTATCTTCGGCAACTTTTAAATCTCGTTTAAGATCTACAATTTGTTGTTGATTTGAATTAATTGTGTCTGTTAAATTTACAATGTACCTAACACCTGTAAACGTTCCGACTAGCACTGAAGCTACTACAGGTACCATTACTATATTCTTTTTTAATAAGTCAGCTAAATTCATTTCTGCCAATCAAAAAGCCAACCAACAAATTTGTCCCATAATTTTTTAATCATTTTTTTTCTCCTCAATTTCATAAAAATACTTGTCAGTATCTTCCGTTTTCCATGCTTGAGTATCCTCAACATTCCATTCGGAAGTTTGTACTTTCCAGTCAGGAATTTCATCTCTCACAGTGAAAGAAGGTAGATCCCAAATACATCTATTGTTTGGCTGAGCCGCATAGTTGCCGTCGTTTAACGCAATTATGTGAGCGCACTTATGTTCGTGCGGAATCTCTGAATGATCAGAATTTAATATATTAGCATCTGGATGTCCCCAGTCAACGGTAAATAAATACTTACCGTAATGCCATTTCTTATCTTTTCCTATAAATTTGCCGGCAGTTGTGCTTAGAATATCCCAAGTAGTAACAGCAGGATAATAACTAAAACAATTCCACAACTCCAACTCATCAAGTCTACGTTTAGGAACTTCTTCTGCTTTAAAGCCTCGCTGAATGAAGGCGCTAATCGGGAGACGATAGAAGACAGCGCCATTTTCCATGATTGCATTAAACAAAATAGCCCGTCCTGTAAGCGATGTAATGCCAAAGATGATACAGTCTTCAACTTCTCCCACATGTCTGGTAAGGTCATACAAATACTCCTTTTTTATTTGCGCGTATACTACAGGAATATTTGCATTTAAGTAAGCCATAATTTATCATTTTATTTGGCCCCAGTTCGGACCATGTTCACAATCTACTTTGTTGTTAATTTCTAGTTTAATAGCTTGTTCCATAATTTCTTGAACCGTGATCCGTGTTTCATTGTCCTTGATTGATACACAAAGCTCATCGTGTATTTGTATGTGAGGCACTATACCTTTTTCATATAAATCTACCATTGCTTTTTTTGTCATATCAGCAGCAGATCCTTGTACCAATCTATTTAAAGCTTTATAGGTAAAGGCTCTTGTATAATGCTTTTCAAAGTATTTACATTCAGGATCTGTTAATTTACCATAAGCCTTTGTTTGATCTAACTTATAACCATCCATAGCTTCTTCTCTGGTGTTATATAATGTAACTTCAGTAAAACGATTAGTCTCAGGGTTCCATTCTTTATCTCTAGTTTCCCATTTTTCAAAACGACAGAATCTATCTCCTACTGTAAATAATAAACCATTTTCACTAGCAAAATTTGATAAAGCCTGGGAAAGTTGTTTTACAAAAGGAACTTTAGAGTGATAAGTGTTAAATAAAGTCCTAGCTTTTTGTGAATCTAGATTTAATTCTTTTTGTAATTTTAATTTACCCATGCCATAGAACAGTCCAAGGTTAATAGTTTTAGCTTGTTTTCTAGGTATCTTAGCCATGTCGGCTACTATTTGATGAAAGTCAGCATCTTCTTTATTAAACTCTTCTTCTAAGTCATCAGTTCCTGAACACACATCAGTTAACTTTAATGCATAGTGCACTACAATTCTTGGTTCCTGTTGTGAATAGTCAAAGCTATACCATTCACTCCCTGTCTCAGGTAGAAATAACTCTCTCATCTTTTTACCAATGTATCCTTTAGATGGAATCTGTTGTAGGTTTGGGTTACTCATTGAGAATCGTCCAGTTACTGTGCCGCCATGTTCTCCTTTGATCTGATTAATATCAGCATGTATTCTTTCGTTATGAACAAATCCTAGTAGTCCTTCTACAAAAGTATTTTTAGCTTTGTCACATTCTCTTGCTTTGGCTACAAATCTTAAAAATATATTCTTATGTGTTTTTAAATAATCTCCTGGAAGCTGAGGCATTCCCGACTTTGGTGTCTTCTTATAATCTGTAATTTTTTGATTCTCTAAAAGATTCTTTAATGAAGAAGCGGCCCAGATTTGTACATCTACACCAGTTTTTTCTTTTATTATTTTTAATAATTTATCTCTACGTCTTTCTAGAAATTTGCCAAACGACTTGGCTTTTTCGACATCTATTTTAACTCCTTTAAATTTCATGTCAACTAAACAAGGAAATAATTTTGTTTCTAATTCAAATATTTTTCTGCTTGTTTTTTCTTCAATTATAATATCATTTCCATCTTTATCTTTTTTTCTGTCTCCGTTTTCTTTTTCATCATATTTAGTATATAATACTTCGTCAATTTTTTTATTAAAAAGCTCCCATAGTTTAAAAGTTAAATTAACGTCTTGCTTTGCATAGTCTTTGACAATCGATGCTGGCAGTTTATGCATGTTAGACATTGGGTCTTTAATTGTTCCTTTAGACCATTCAAGGGTTTTTTCTTGTAAATCGTATTTGTATTTAGCTTCTTTAAGATAATCTTTAGACAAAGAATCTAAAGAATATTTAAATCTGTTCTCATCAATTACTGAAGCTGCAATCATAGTGTCAACAATTCGGCCTTTCATCTTCTTACCTGTGACAGCTCTAATCCAGCACACATCATACATTGCATTGTGAAATACTTTAGTTATCTTTTCATTTTGAAATAGTTTTTCATCTAAAACTTCCCACATTTTTAATTTCTTATCTAATGATAAATCTGTATCTGAATGACTGATTGGAAAATAAGATGTATCTTTTCCTGTAGCAACAGCAATACCACATATAAAACCATCGCCTCTGATAGCACCTAATCCTTTAGTTTTTAAATTAGGATCGTAAGTTTCTATATCGATGGCAACTGTATCTATGCCGTTTAAATCTAAATCTTCTGGTGTCTTACACATTATTTTGTTATTATCCCCCATGAGTTATCTTTATCTTCTGGTTTCTCTTCTTTTGGTTTTTCTATTTCTTTATAATCTCTTTCAAGAATCATTTCTAAAAAGTGTATCGCTTTCATTATATCTTCCTTCTTTCCTTTAAGTCTGTGACGACAAATATATTTTATAGCACATCCTTCAGGAAAAAGTAATTCATTTTCTACAACAAACTTACTTGGTTGAATTTTAAATTTTTGATAATGTGAACCTCCGTGTTGTTTATCCCATACGCTTTTATCTGCCATGTCTTCTCCCTAATGTGTATCTGTCTTGTGATGCTATTGTCCAACAATCTATTCTACCCCTGCTGTAAGCTACATATTTTAAACGTAGTTGGGTAAAATAATCTTCCGGTCTAGTGCAAGTTTCATCCACTATTATATTATCATAAGTTAAACCTTTAACTTTATGTATGTTTCCATAATGAACTCTTGCTTCTCCTTCTGTGTCAACTCCTTGTCTTATTAAATCATTTATGTATTTAATTTTTTCTAAATCTGTTTTTGATTTAATCCTTGTGTGATAAAAGTCAGTAAAATCAAGGCTTTCTAAACGTAAATATTTTTTTTCTATTAACTCATGAATTGTATAATCTTTATTTATCCAATCTTCAAAAGTTGCTTCTCCTTTTCCTCTGACAATTACTTGTTGTCCCATATATCTCCAAAACTCTTTTATTTGTTTTAAAGACACTGGAGATCCTTTAACAAATTCTGGCCACATTTTATGACATCTTATTTCTTTTTTAGAAACATAAGGGTCACTACCTACATGACAAAATTCTATCCCATGATACTGTAAAAAAGATCTTGCCCATTTTCCAGAAGGAGTTCCTCGGTAAGTAAATAAAAAAGTTTCTTTTGTATTTTTTATTTTATCTAGCAATGTTTCCATAGCTGAACAATATGTAGTAAGACTTGGTAAATAATAATGATTGCCAACAATACCTGGTGCAGGTTTCCATATTCTTTCATAACCATAATGATCCCATATTGGTTGTATTATTCCTTTACACAAAGTGTTTATTGTCTGACCACATCTTAAACCATCTTCTAATTGTTCTGCGTCTTTAGAAAGTTTATGAAAATAATCTGCATTAGCACCAGCAAATTCAAAAATAGTTTGATCCGCGTCCCCTACCATGTAGTACTCTTTTACATTTGTTGACATTTTTTCTAGAGCTTTTAATTGTGGAACGTTACTATCCTGAGCTTCATCCACTATTAAAACTTCTATGTCAGGAACAACGGCATTGTCTATAAAGTCTTGTATCATATCATCATAATCCCATACTTGATTAACTTGTTTATAACTATCATACACTTCCTTCATTTCTTGAATCATTCTAAAATTATTATAAGGATAATAATTAGAACTAGTTTCTCTTAAAGAATTCCAATGTTCTTTTATTGTTTTTCCTTGTCCAAATGCATCGTTAAGAAATCTAAAAAACTTATGTTTATCATTATCAAATTCTGATTGAGATGTTCTTTGTGCTTTAAATCCGCTGTTCTCTCTACATAAATTAAGATAATCTGCATAAGTTCTTAATTCTTTTTTTAACACTTTGCTTTTACAAAACGCATGGATAGTGCATATTTTATATTTAAAAAATTTCTTTCTTAAACCTTTTTCTAACATCTCCGGTAGTTTTAATACTGCGTCTTTTAATTCATCAGCAGCTACATTAGTGTGTGATAGCATTATTATTTTTTCTGGGCTGTACGTTTTTAATAACTCTTGGTATTTTTTTATTAAAAATTTGTGAGTTTTTCCTGTACCTGGAGGACCAGATACAAATTTAGGCGTTGTCATATGGTAATGTCCTTTCTTCTATTTCTTGAGCTTCTCCCTCTATGATTAAGTGGTCTTTGTTAATGTTAAAGTTATCAATCTTATAAGAAGTACATGATCTTTCTTTGTACTTACCTCTATATCTTTTAGCTCTTAAAACACGTTTACATTTTAAAACAAGATCTACTCTTGCTAAATTTACTCTTTTTTCAGCTAAAAACTCATCAAATTTATTTAAATTAAACTCTAAACTATTATTTTTCACATTAAAATATGGCATATTAAAATCTACTAATTCTTTTTTATCGGTGTAGGCTTTATGTTTATCGATAAAAGATTCAAACCAACCTATGAATCTTACGTCTTCACTAGACTCAGGATCATAATCAGGCGCTTTAGTTCTTGTTTGAAATTTTGCTATCATCATTTTTTCAAAATCCATTTCTTTCATAAATGGTAAAAAAACTGCTGCCTGTTTCATTACTTCATCATAAAAGATTTTCTTTTTCATTAACTGAGGTCCTTCTACAGTTATATCTGTTTCAATTTTCTTTCCGTCCTCGATAGAATATATTTTTACAAAATATCTATCACTCCCATACTCAACTATATCTCCAATATGCTCTTGTATTTCTTCAGATTTATTTTCAATTCCGATCCAACTAAATAATTTTATTACATCTTTTTGATCTACACTTAAAACTTCCGCTAATTTTGGAATTCCATATTGTTTTTCTGCTTTTTTACCTGTTGTTCCTTTGCCACTACGTTTTTCAGCTTCTGTATCATTTGCTTCAATTGCAATGTTATGTACAAATTTATCAATCTCCTCCGCTGTCCAGTCTGTATTTTTAATTAAAGTTCCTGCGATAGCAGTACAGTAAATATCTCTAGAGCCAGCAGAAGGATATATAATTGTAAGTGCAGTAGATAAAGCTATCTTACCTACATCAACTTTTATATTACCACTATATTCATGAATATTATTATAATGTGACCACTCTACTATCTCCCCATTATCATCATAAGGAGATTCTGGAACTATGGTATATCTTTCTTTACCACTTCTTAATTCACAGAGAGTTGCCCCATGAGGAAACTTCTCAAAGTTTTTTTCAAAACTTTTTGGTAATATGTACTGTGTAAATTTACACGAACCTATCCAAAGATAATGACTATTAGGGTTATTTTTTCTACCGTAAATTGCTCCACAGTCTTTTAAATAATGTGTTATAAATCTTCTGACAACAAAGTTGTCTATGTCTAAATCAATATGTTTATCAAGTCTTAATGCTATTTGTGCTTTTAAGTGATTATTTTTCCATTCTTCTTTCGTTAAACTAAAATCTTCTTTCTTCCAACTGACCCTAGCTTTCTTTTGATCAGTCGGTATAATGACTTGACCAAGATCAAGCCAATCTTCATAGGTAATCGGATTTTTAGTTATCTTATCATTCATAAATTAAAAGTGGGCGTTTCCACTCTCGCTTAGACGCCCACTACCTAGGATTCTATAAATTTAAAGATTTCTTAGTTTGCTCTTGGACTTCAGGTTTAACTTCAACTTGACCTTTGCCCACGCTGTCTGCAAAAGATTTAGCCATATTATATATAGCTCTATCCTCTACAGGACCAACTTTAGATACATCCCAACCAAACCATGTTCCTTTGTCGTTAGACATCTGAACAGTAGATAAATTATAAATGTGGCTGTAAGTTGGCGGTGTGAATAAACCGTTTTTGCCTTGCATTTTTAAACCCATCATCATTGAGTTCCATTTTCTACTAACTTTTAGTTGAGTAGATTTCATAGAAATCAAAGCTGTTTCAGGATTTTTCCCAATGACCAATACAAAATGACTAGCAGTATTATCAAGATAATTACCATTTGGTAATCTGTCTTTATAATCTTTACCTCTAGTTGTCTGACTTACAATATCACTATCTGCGTCGTGAATTGCAACAGGTGCACCACTGCTGGTACCTCTGTCTTGCCATTCAATGTACTGTCTTCTATAATGACACGGTACTACCTGTATTTTATCATACAGTTCGCTAGTTACCGAGTT